TATCTCATAAATTTCTAATTCATCATCTTCGTAAGTCATTGTTGCAGACTCACCAGATACTTTTTCCATAGTCTCTTCTAAATCAGAATAGACATGTGTTGGTCTGACGGGAACATCTCTGTAGATACCAGCAACTTGAAGTTTACGAACTTCATTTCCTGTCATCTTCAATCTATGTGTTAGCCTAACAGCATTCGCAAGGTCAACAGAACTGTAAGGAACAATAATGTCTTCACTAGGAACGAAGCGAGCCACGGGTCTTTGTTTTGTTTCATCGTAATAAACCTTTTTAAAAGCTGATCCACTTAAAGGTAGATAAAATAACAACTGGTCAAGTTCTGGATCGTACTCTTCCATGTTATAGCAAATCTGATAGTTCATATAATCTTGAACTCTTTGTGCTTGTTGTTCTGATTGTGGGTTAGGTTCGCCCATAATGTTTACACGAACGGGTCCACCTGCCGGTAATAATTCTTTATAGGCTTGTGCTTGGAATTGAGTAACACTTTCAGCTAGAACAGGATGAGTAACACCTGATGCTCCCTCGAATGGTTCACTTCTTTCGTCTTCTTCTACACCTAAAAGATTTAAACCTTTCTCGTAAATTTTTTCCCAATCTTCACGAGCGTCAATGTCGCTCTCTACTGCACTTGTTAATTCAGAAGATATTGGACCTAATACACCTTCTTCAACATACTCTGCTAAATTAGCATCAAAAGGAATTTGTTCTGAAGCAAGTCCTTCTTCTACAAATTCACCAACTTCTACAGAACCATCTTCTAGTTCTGTCATTTCACCACTTGCTATTGCCTCTGCAAGAACAGGTGGAACTTCAGCAGTATCAATAGGATTTCCCTCAATAGGGAGCTCCTCTTCTTCTGGACCGCCTTGTCCGAATGGATTCTCAGCCATGTTATTTCCTTATGTTAAAAAGCACCTTCAAATTTACCGCCCTTAGTTGCAGCACCCATACCTCGTACAGTACCGCCCCCTGGACCTTCTGGAACTTTTACTTCAACTTCACCTTTTTCTTTATGAATTTTAGGTGTCTTAAGTTTTTCTATTATTATTTCTTTTGACATCAATAATACTCCTTTTTATGAGGACGATCTTCGTCCCAAATTTCATCGCTTGGGTGTCTAACAAATCCACCTTCACGAAACCGTAGTATAGCCTGCGACATGGAATCTACCAAGTCATCATTTTCTCCGAATGGAAAAGAAGCACATTCTTCCGCCATCTCTTCCGCCCATTGATATTCTGGTCGCCATACAAGACCAGATTCAAACATCGGGGCACAGGCATGGACTCTCGAAACTTTATCTTGTCCAGAGCGTCGTCCACCTGGTGTAAAATTTATAACAGGAATCCCCATATTTCTCAACTCCTGAGTTAAAGGAAGTCCAGAAGCCTTAGCCTCTATTAAAACTATATCAGGTTTATGATCAGAATACGATTCCATAGCTATCTTTTTTAACTCAGGAAATTCCCATCGTCCTTTACAACAATCTAATAATATAATACGAGGACCATCATCATCATTAGGATAAAATACACCCCAAGTACTTATTGCACTGTAGTCAGCAGTTTCAGATTTTAAAAATGCAGTATCATATGATTGCAATATATATTCACATTCTGGTGGATCGTCATTTTCCCAAATTTGCCACCACTCTCTTTTAATGATAGCACCTTCTTCCATTGTCGGTTGCTGTAACCACTGGGCATTCCATTTAGAAACAGGAAGGGAAGTTTTAACTTTTAACAATTCTTCTTCAGACCAGAAATTGGGCCATAAAATATTGCCGTCATCAAATATTGCAGGGAACTCTACAACCTCCCAATGATCTGCATTTTCTTCGCCTTGTTTTTTTAATACCTCTGCTGTCAAATCTTTTGTAGACCAACGCGTCATAACAATAACAATACGACCGCCTGGTTGAAGTCTTTGTCTTGGACCGGAAGTATACCACTCATAACAATTCTCCATTGCCGAAGCAGATAAAGCATCTTGCTCAGAATGAGGATCGTCAATAACAAGGAGGTCAGCACCACGACCTGTAATCGCTGCACCAACCCCCGCCGCAAAATATTCACCGCCTGCTGTAGTTGCCCAACGCCCAGCGGCTTTAGACTCAGGGGAAACTTTTGTTTCTGGAAATACGGTTTTGTAATCTGGAGTATCAACAAGCATTTTGCACTTACGACCGAAACCTGTAGCAAGTTCGGTTGTGTGTGTTGCTTGAATAATTTTTAATTTAGGATTAAGTCCTAACATATAGGATGGAAAATAGATTGACGCAAACTCAGACTTTGTGTGTCGAGGTGGCATATTAATAATTAATCTTTTTAATTTACCAGACGCTATGTCTTGTAATTTTTTTGCATAAATTTTGTGATGACTACTTTCAATAAAATCGGGCCATAATTTTCTTACATAAGTTAAAAAATCACTACGAGCAGCATCTTTTTCTTGTAAAAAATTTAATCTCTCTTCTAATTGAAGAGCGTAACGAATTTGTTCTTCGTCTAAACTACTATAATCAACTTCTGCTTGTGTCATGTATTCTCGATACCCATAACATTAATTCTGTGTCTGACATATTATGTTTCATAATATTTACTGCCCAACATACTAAACGAATATTGTCTTTTTTGTAACCTATATCATTATCTATTCTATCTATTGAAATATTTGTATATAATTTTTTTCCGGTTCCATCTCTTTTGTGTGTCATATTAATACCACTGACTTGACACTTGCCTTTACACTTTAACCATATATCTAAAATATCTTGCCAAGACAAGTCCCAAGATTTTTCTCCTTTTATCTTTCGAGCAGATCGTAATTGTGTAAAATTTCTTCTTAAAAATTTTAGAGGGTCTTTATTGGTTTCATCATTGCGAATTTTTCTATTGCATTTGCGACAACGCCGTCGGTAGCAAGGAGACCCATTCCTTGAAAACATTTTTTCAAATGCTGTAATAGGTTTCGTTACTTCGCATGTATTGCACTTGCGTGAACTCTCCATAAATTCCTACATATAGTAGGTTTGATATTTATGCAACTAAATATTGATTATATGATTTGTAATACACATAAAAAAATAGTTGAAAAACAAATAAATGTAATAAAATTAAGCATTTAACACCCTTTAATTAGTAATGTTATATACCCATAGCTACATTTATCAACTGAATAAGATGAATAAATACTATTTATATTGGTAATATTTAACCAGTAAGTACGAAAATTACTATTAAAACACCAACAACTAATATTGGAACAAGCCATTTGTTATTAAATGGTTGTTTTTCAGTTACATAAGCCTCATTACCAGGAGTAGAGGGATCATCACTAACAAATCTGCCTTTAGATGTCCGAGCTCTTTTCTTAGCTGGTGCTTTTTTCGTAGTTTTTTTAGTTTTAGCTTTTGCCATTTCTTGCCTTCCTTATTGATTTCATGCCCCGTTGCCCAAACCAGAACGAAATCACGGTTGAAAACAAAATTTTCGTTTCCTCGTCCCAGCTAGCTAATATAGCCTGGCTGACATCATCCCCTTCTTGTACTGCAACATAGACAGCTAACCCTTTAATGGTAGCAAACAGTATAAAAAAGAAATAAGTGACGACGGGTCGCACGGATGCTTGTAGTGCAGATATAAAGGAAGACTTATTACTTCTAGCAAGTTGAGCAGCATGTTCGTAGATAGAACGAGATTCTTCTACATCTGCTGCTGCGTCGAGCTCTTCGAGTTTTAATTGACTTAAAACTTCAGCGTGCTTCGCCTGTGCATCCAATAATTTTAATTGGTGACGATTTTTCTGCCCCTGCTCGAAAAATCCTAAGAGCGTGGGGAGAAAAGAAGTTCCGAAGCCCAAGAGGCTTCCAACGAGTGACAGCATTAAATCTCTCCTTTTAATCTAAGTTTTACATAATAGATAAAAACTACATTAATTGGCAAGAGAAAAAAGAACATGGGCCAGTCTGCCATAAACATGTATTGCAAACCACAATAGACAGAGAACACTCCACATATGTAAAGTATTATCTTGAGAAGCTCAAGAGCGTGACCTGTCATTTCATCCATGATCTACTCGTCGGTAGATTTAGTAGAAATTTGTATGTCTATTTCTTGTGACTCTGGAATATTTGCTGAGATGTTAATTGCAGAACTTGCACATCCAGCTAAAACCACTACCATAAGAACTAAAAATAAATTTTTCATTGTTAACCTCTTGTATAATATTTTTATACAACTTTATTTAACGATTGTTAACTGTTAATTATGTTAAAAATATGTTCCAAAGACATCGATCTCTGGGTAGTTTTGAGAGGAAGGATTCTTTAATCCACGAACATAGTTACTAAATCCTCTAATCTTACTTAAATCTAAAGGCATTTGCATAACAGCTTTTGTTTCTTGCATAGGTGTCATTGGACCTTGCTGCATTATTGGCTGAGCAGTTCTTGCTGTAGGTTGTTGTGGTTGCGGATTAGGCTGTTGTGGTACAGGAGGTCTGGTTGCCGGATGCATTTTAGGTTGTTGTTGTAGCACTTGACCACCACGACCAGGATTAAAAGCCTGCCCCCCACTCATTGCATGATTCAAGGGACCCTGCTGAAATGGTTGGTTCATATTAGGTTGTCTAGGCATGTTTGGATTAAAATTCATTGGTATATATTATAATTTTTTTTTAAAAAGTCAATCGGAGTCCCTCTAGGGACCCAAAAAGTTAAAAGTTATTTTCGTTAGGCAGAAACAGGGCTCAGCTTCGCTGAGCCTTTAGAGTAAAATCGATGGGTGGGGGTGTAAATAAAGGGTATCCCTGAGCAATTTACACGCTCAGGGAACCTACTTTCTTATGGTATCCAGCGACCAGTAAAGACATAGTAAACCAGTCTAAATCCCCAAGCCAACAATCCGACTGCTGTAATAATTGGTAATATTAATATAAGTAAATCAATCATAATGTTAATGGCGGGGCATTACTGCCCCGCCCTCCCTTTAAAATTCTAAATAACCATATAGCAATTCACCCTTTTGGCTAACGCTATATATCTTATCAATTCTGAAAGTTCTAAACTCTTTTGTGAATGCTGGTCTTACGCTGATATGCTCAGCAGGGTTAAAACCTTTACGCTCAACTTGATGTTCGTCAGCTGAAACAATTACAGAGTAATAACCTAGACCTTTTGAGTTCATGTAGATAATGTTACATGCTCTACCATTTGTAACTTTCTTAAGAGTGTCAGAGGATAAACCGTCTTCTATCTCTACTTTGTCAGTTATTCTAGTTTTAGTGTCGTTCATTTTTAAGTCTCCATTTGTTTAATGACTATTAATATATGGGATAATATCTTATATGTAAAGGTGAGTGATTTAGTTCATGCATATACCTATACCCTTAAGTTAGTAGGTAAGTCGGGCTATCTTGTGACGACCCGACCCGACCCGACCCGATTAAGTGGGGGCATTGCTGCCCCCATTCTCCCTAATAAATTCCAGTTTTAAATGGTTCTGTTAACTTAGTGTCCCA